ATCGACAAGCTGGCACCTGTTGCCAGAGTACTGGGCTACAACATAGTCCTTCAGAAAACCAAACAACCTGTACCTAAGCACTTAAGGAGTGTGAAATGAAACACAAACACGCAGACAAGATGGCGGCGTACGCACAAGATGCACTAAATACGGACACACCTTGGGAGTTGTGGGAGGCTCGCGCCCCTCGCAAGCATGACTGGTTTGCGATGAAGGGTCATCACCCGTGCTGGAGTGTAGATTTTGAGTACCGACGCAAGCCTCAAGAGCACACAGTCACGCTCAACACCGAGCAGATCAAAGAAATCCTCATGGCTTGCGAGTACCCGAGCTGGGAGAACGAGGACTTTAAATCTGGTGTGCTAGCGTTGGAAGCTGCGCTGGGTATACCGACAAAGACCAACGCTCAGATAGCCTGCGACATGCTGGGACAAGCGCACAAAGCACTGGAAGAGCACTCAGCAGAAATCTGCGAGCCGAACGTAGACCACATCCAGCTGCTGGTGTGGGGCGCAATGAAATTACTGGAGCAACAAGCATGAACAAAGAACGTGCGAACAAGAGTATACAAAAGCTGGCGGTGAAACTGATCCAGCCCATCAATGAGTACATGAGCCTCAATGATGGTGACGAAGAAGTGGCGAAGATGGCCGTTGTTCTGTCCGCTATCACTAGGATGATGGCGGGGGCGGTCATAGCACTAGGAATGCCGGAGGAAGTTGCGCAGGAGGCGCTCAAGCTGGAGATGCAGTTAGTACTGGAAGCAATGGCAGAAGACGAAACCAAACACTGACCACAGCATAACAATTGTTAGCTAATGACCAAGGAGAAACGCTATGTCTTTTTCACAGTTCACTGATATGCCCAGCCTCGGCAATTACAAGCGAGCACTGGATCACTACAACTCAATCACTCCGATACGGGGTAGGACAGAAGATGTAAGACCGCTGTGCAACACAACAACGGGCAGACGCAAGACGCACCTCCGCATACTACCCACTACCTACGACGGGCTTGCGGCCATGGCGTGCAGACTATACGACACGGACGTGGTGATCTACGTGAGCGATGGGCGGGTGGTGATCGACAACGACTACCCAAGCCTGAGCACTAACTCGTTTGCCAACGCACTAACACCACACGGTATGGTGCTGGGGCAGCGTTATAGCGAGACGTGGGTGTGGTGTAAGGATCAGGCGTACTGGCTGCCGGTACGAGCGAAGCTGGAGATGAAGCAGTACGACAACGGTATAGGCTGGTATCCGGTGGAGCCGCACACGTTTTACAAGCACGTGGCTAATCGCAAGGTGCTGAGTGCATTCACCAAGCAGTACAAGCCGTTCGGGGATCACTGCATGAATATACTTAAGCTCCTAGGTGCAAACGTTGAGGAGAACAAAGAGTACGTACGCACACCAGATGCACAGGTGCTGCGTGATGCGAGTCGTGAGGGATGGGGCGAGGCGACTAAGTACTTCTTGCGCCATGCGGAAGTTACTACGTGGACATATGGGTACAAGAGCCGGATCACTAAGCTTGTGCCAGCCAAGCTGAAGAAGGCGCTCCTCGACTATGTAAAGGTAGAGCACAACGAGGAGATTTTTGAGAAGGAAGCTGCGCCCATAGGCGTGGCGATCAACGACATTAACTGTAAGTACATAGGAGCAAGTAACTAATGATAATCAAACAAGATGGTACGCCGCTGGACTTGGATGACGTGTTCGAGGTGGAGGGTGTTAAGTACACGGTGCATGACATCGCGGGCAACACCGTGATCGCGTGGGGTAAGGACAACAGCAAGCTGCGCAAACGGTTCCAAGCCGATGCTATAGGTATGACCGCAGATGAAGCGTCAACGGACAGATCGAAAGTTGTGCTGGCTCGCGTAAAGCTGCGCGACTACTGGGAGAACTAATGCTGCGATACAAGCCAAGCAAGCACGTGCCGGTACGGGTGCGGCTGCCCAAGGGTATTGACATTCGTACCACAAAAGTATATAATGGTAGATGTAAAAGTAACAAACCAACTAAACAAACTAACTGACCATCCCCTAACAATTGTTAGGGGGTAACCACTGGAGAAGCATCATGGGTATTTCAAACTCAGCAGTATTGGTACAGCTCAGCATCAGCACGTGGGGTACTGAGCGACTCGACCGAGGGCAAAGCGACCGCATCAACGCGATCAACAACGCCGACTCAAAGGCTGGCAAGGTGCACAAAGACTTGATGTGCGGCACGTCACTGGCGAAGGACATCGAGTTGTACGTGGCGAAGTGCAGGCTGTTCAACAACGAGCAGACACTGCCGTGGCAAGACCGAGGGACAAGGCTGCTACCGACCAGTATGTTCATGCAGTACAAGGCCGACATGAACAAGCGAGAAACTAAATTCAACGCGATGGTAAACAAGTTCGTGCCTAATTTTGAAGCGGCTAAGCAGACTGCACGTAACTACCTAGGTGCTATGTTCAACGAAGCAGACTACCCACGGGCTGAGGACGTAGCGAGTAAGTACCGATGGTCTCTGGTGATTAGCCCGATACCGGAGTCAGGGCACTTCTGCATTGACGTGCCAGCTAAGGAGCTAGCTGAAGTGAGGCTGTCATGCGACTCAGATGTGGAGCGCAAGCTGGCCGAGGCGATGCGTAAACCGTGGGAAGACCTGCACAGTATGCTGCGCAGCATGAGCGAGAGGCTCGAGGAGGTTGAGATACCCACGGAGCGTGACGAGAACGGGGTACTGATAAAGCCTAAGTATCGGCGGTTCCACGATTCGTTTGTATCCAACGCGATACAGCTGTGCGACCTGCTCAAGCACATGAACGTGACGGGTGACCCCAAGCTCGAGGAGGCGCGGCGCAGGGTTGAGATAGCAGTTAGGGGCGTAGACGTTGAGGACGTTAAAGAGTCGGTGATCGTGCGCTCTCAGGTTAAGTCCAAGCTCGACAGCATACTGGGGCAGTTCGATTGGTAAGGGGCGCACATGAAAATAAAACTAGGTAAGGTGAGTAACATGAAACGAGTACCGTATTCGGAAGTAGCTAAAGAACTAGGCAGTAAACTGGTATGGATCAAAGAGATACCCAAAGCGTACGAGCACCTCACGAGTAACGACGTGTATTTTGATGGGCTGTTGGCGGAGTTCCTTTTGAAGATGCACGACAAGCACCCTAAGTTTGTGTTCCAGCCACGGTGGATTATGTACGCAGACTCCGAGAGTCCGTCAATTATCCACACGAACGTGTCGTGTGACAAGGTAGTTCTGGGTGATGTGGAGGTGTACGCAGGCACGTTCACGATGAGGAGCGACCGGATAATCAGGGATAAGCCGAGGTCAGGCCGCGTACAAACCTCGGACATCAAGCGGGCAGGGAGGGAGTTCACTAAGTACTTCAAGCCGGAGAGCGCAGCTGAGGTGTTAGCGACGCGGGCAGGCGAGGCTAGGCGTGCAGTTTACAACGCCGTGGATACAGCAAGGGGCAAGCGCAAGCTGGCGTTGAACCTAGTTGACTCGTACCTGCTTCAGCACATCATGGACAACCTCGACACGTACGGGGTTATAGCTAAGAGCTACGGTGCAACGGACGCTATGCTGGACGCGGCTAAGCTTGGGTACGAGGAGTGGTCTGTGATCGACAGCGCGGTTGGCGATAAGTTCGATGGGTACATTGTGCACATCAAGGACGGGCTGTACATGGTAGGCAGGCGACACAGAGAAAAGGCGTGCGATGTGTATGAGGCTAAGGACTTACCTGCTTACATCAACGACAAGCTCGGCCAGCTCAAGTTGGTGCAGGACAACACGTACATACGCAACGTGGGGCTGCGTGTGGACGACAACACATTCTATGTAAGAGGGGAACTGTTATGAGTAAAACGCGTAAGGAAGCTATGGTGCACGTGAACGTGAGGCTACCGGTGGAGGTGCTGGACTACTTCATGCAGTACAACAACTACACGAAGGCGATACGTGCGGCGCTTGAGCAGCATGTGGCACAGGCTACGGAAGTAGACGCAAGCCCCGAGACGGACAACCCCTGACCACAGGATAACAATTGTTAGGTAGTAACCACACCTTATGAGCCCGCCCAGTGCGGGCTTTTTTTCGTCTAAAATAATTTGACACTGTCCACACACATGATATAGTTCCCTTATCGACTTTATGTCTGCGAAGAAGGGGAAGTATATGGCACTCACGCCAGAGAAGAAAGTTAAGCTCAAAGTTGCTGCACTACTCAAGGAACGGGGGGTGTACTACTTTTCTCCCGCCACATTCGGTATGGGTCGCTCAGGCGTGCCCGACATCATCTGCTGTCACCTAGGTAAGTTCATAGGCGTTGAGTGCAAGGCAGGCGTAAACAAACCCACAGAGCTACAGAAGCGCGAGCTAGCTGCCATAGAGAAGGCTGGCGGCGTTGCGCTTGTCATTAACGAGACCAACCTAGACCTGCTGACGCAGGCGCTAAACACCATAGAACGAGGACACTAATATGAACCAAGGCTTAGCTATATTGATGGAGCGCATAGACACAAACCCAGAGGAGTTTTATCAGTATTCTAATCCCACTACGGGGCTTGGGGGGGTTACTCACACCTCATCGCGTTGGAGCGCGGTCATTCTAATGGCATTAGATGAGCAGCGAAGTGGTGACTTTATCACCCCCGAGGAGCGTGCCGAGCTACGCCGCAAGCTGGGCGTCGTGAGTGGTGACGCCTTTCACAAACATGTGCTACGCAAGCTAATGGAAGACCAGACTGGTGATGATAGTAGTGACCAGCGCAGCGGTGGGAAGAAAGTTACCTTTCAGCAGTTAACGGCTTTGAACGCAAAATTAGGGAACGCAAGCTCCAATATTTAAGTTACGTCCCAGCGGGCGGTGGATGTATGTCTAAAAACACCCGCAGTATGCGAGGGGTCAACAGCCGGATGGTGTGGCCTCCAACCTCGGCGCATACCGGCTAGCCCACGATACGGGCTCCACTAATTTAAGGAGAAACACGATGAACGACTACGATCCAGACGATTATGAATACCGCGTACTGTTGTCTGAACACCGCCACGCAAAGAAGAGCAACAAGTACTACGCACAGAATGATCCCGAAGCACCGGAGCCAGACGACGAAGACGACGAGGACGGTTTGATATATCTGACTGCCGATACAATCAACGGCGTGATGTTCAGCGAGAAGTTGGATAACGATTACGACGTACTGGGGGACATGGACTTTTATGATGCCCTGCCGTCCGTTGAAGATGGGGAGGTTATCTACGGTGCGGTTAGCCCAGATGTGTACAAACGTGTTGAGCAAGAGTACGGAGTGCGAGGTACAAACCATGATTGATCTAAACAAGTACGACAATAGGTCTACGTCCGCAGCTGGAAGACTGCGTGACTTCATCAAGGACGAGGTGGGTCACCAGCCGTTCTGCGCGTCGCAGCTAGTACGTGCAGTGATGGACATTGATCCGTGGTTTGGTAAACGCGATGCCGAGTCGGTGCGATGGGCAGTGAACGATGTGATAAGAAACATGATTAAGGCTGGCAAGTTAGAGGTAGTGGGCGGTGAGAAACGCAGGCGCATGTTTATGCTGGTAGGGGGTGGGAAATGAACGCGGGTGAAATTGATTGCAACAACATGCCCGAGGGTGCGACGCACAAAAACCAGCGCACCGGCAGGTGGTACATGTACGAGTCGGGTGCGGGTGAATACTCTAAAGGTTGGTACAGATCATCCGCTTCGGGGAGCCTCTGGGTAAAAATGAAGATGGGTAAAGCTGCGAAGGCCAATCTTATTGAACTACCTATCACAAAGAGCAGACCAATTGAATACGAATTCGGCATGGCGCCGCTCAAAGCATCAGGCGGGAGTTACGTGCCGTTTCCTGAGAAGCCCAAAGCACTCGACGTGCAGGTTGGCGGTGGGCACTACAAAAGTTACGCCATACAACCTGTGGAGTTTATCCACAAGAACAAGATTCCCTACATCGAGGGCTGCGCGATCAAGTACTTGTGCCGCTGGCGCGAGAAGGGCGGCATCGAAGACCTGAAGAAAGTTAAGCACTACATTGACCTGCTGATTGAGATGGAGCAACAACCATGAACAAAGAACATGACAGGTTGATAGGGTCAATCCTCGTACTGCTGATCTGCGTTATTGCAGTCATCTGGGGGACGCGAGATGGGGAGGTGGCCGAGGTACGCCACGCGATGGAGTCATCATACGGCGAAGAGCCGAAACCGCAGGGGCATGGGAGATGAAACACAATCAACATTACATAACTTATTTGCTGCACCGCATTGAGTGCAGGAGGGTGAGATGAGAAAAGATAGGGCAGATAAAAAATGGCTACTGCATCTTGAGGCATCAAGATCGGCGCTCGTTAGTGTGCTTGGATTTGATTCTTACGAAGAGTACAAAAACTATAAATATGGCACAGGCGGTTACAGCAAACGGGCAGCTAAGTGCCTGCGAAATTTTATTCCGTACTGCATACAAAAACTCAATAAAGATAGCAGCAAAGTTATTGTATTGAACCGCGAATATAAGCCCATTGGTTATTGCGGTTCATACCTTGATTGGGTTGAGTACAGTGATTTTGACTCTGCCATTGCAGATATAGAAAGCCCTGAAATGAAAGCTTTTCTTACTGCCTGTGGCAAAGATAGAGCCGGTAGAGATTGGATGTGGTTTACGTGCAACGATAGCACTGTGCCTTGGACAAATTCTAAAAATGCCAAACGTCTTATTGGTTTAATTGATGCGGCACTGTGCGCCACGGTGCAGGAGGATAAATGAAGTCACCTAAGTATTACCATCTGCTGAAGTACTACCGGCTGATTGAAGAGGCTCCACCCGAGCTAGCCGACCAGCGCAAGAAGCTGGCCGACGACATCAAGAAGTACCTTGCCAGCGGCAAAAAGATAAAGCAGATACCCAAAGGCTACTCAAAGTTCAGCGAACAGCCTATGCGCAGCTGGATAGAAGAGTCACGTAAACGAAAATTTGGAGAACAATGATGAAAGTATTTGTATGGAAGGAAGTAGAAAAATGCAGCCATAGTTATCACAGTGAGGGTGGCGTAGTTGTTTTTGCTGAGACCGAGGAACGTGCGCGTGAGCTGGCAAATTCTCATAGCGGGTGCGCCATTCGTGAAGACGAGATGCCGTGTGACGTTCGCACAACCAGAGGCAAAGAGGCCGTCTACATCATGGAAAACGCGGGGTGCTGTTAATGAACCTCGTAGTTGGGGATTTTGAAACGTACTGGTCACAGACCCACTCACTTACCAAGATGAGTCCCATCGAGTACGTGATGCACCCAGAGACAGAAATCATATCGCTGGCTATTAAATACGGTGACGAGCAGACGCAGGTTATCTTTGGCGAAGACTTAATCCGCGACCACCTTGAGGCGCAGGACTGGTCTGATGTCATGCTGGTGGCGCACAACATGTCTGCGTTTGATGCGATGATCTTTGCGTGGCGTTTTAAGATACAGCCCAAAGTGTGGGGGTGTACGCTGGCTATGGCTAGGCCGATACACAGTAAGACTACGGGTAACTCCTTAGCCAAGCTCGTTGCCCACTACGAGTTGGGTGAGAAAGACAACACCGCACTACTCAACACCAAGGGTAAACACCTCGCTGACTTTACTGCCGAAGAAATTGAAGCGATGCGCCAGTACAACTGCGACGACACCGATCAGTGTTACGGCCTGTTCAACATCCTGATCAAACACTACAACGCAGTAGAGCTGTGGCAGATCGACGCTACGATACGTATGCTGGTTGAGCCTAAGTTTACACTGAACAAGCGGGTGCTAGATGGGGCGCTCAGTGACTCTCGGATACAGAAGCAGCAGGCGCTCGAGGCGATGGGGCGTATTCTGTACGGGGACACACTTGTAGACGTAGAGGAGGGTGTACGCAGTATGCTTGCATCAGCCCCGCAGTTTGCAAAACTGCTAACTACCCTTGGTGTGGACGTACCAATGAAGGCAAGCCCATCAGACCCAACTAAGCAGATACCGGCGCTGTCCAAGACAGACCAAGAGTTCCTAGACTTGCAAGAGCATGATGACCCTATAGTTTCTTTAGCGGCAAGCACCAGACTCGATGTAAAATCCACGTTGCTACAAACCCGACTGGAGTCTTTTATTGCTACAGGTAACAAGCTACGTGGAAGGCTACCAATACCCCTGCACTACTGCGGAGCCGACACAACGGGGCGGTGGTCGGGGTTCATGTACAACCCGCAGAACCTGCCGAGAATAAACCCGGATAAGCCTAAGCTGTCCGACGCCCTGCGAAAGTCTATGGTTGCCCCGCCCGGGTACAAGGTTGTGGTGGCTGACCTGTCGGGTATCGAGCTGCGGGTGAACCACTTCTTGTGGAAGGTGCCAAGCTCCATGGCGCTGTACCAAGCGTCTCCGGACAAAGCCGATCTGTATAAGGACTTTGCTGCAAAGCTGTACGAGATAACTGAAGCCGAGGTAATAAAAACGCAGCGGCAGGTGGGTAAAGTAGCGCACTTAGGTCTGGGGTTTGGATCGGGTGCGGCTACATTCCAGAAGGTAGCCAAGCTGATGGGTGGGGTTGACCTGACGCTCAAAGAGTCCGAGCAGATCACCTATCGTTGGCGGGACGAGTACGAAGAAATAGTCAGTGGCTGGAAAGCCTGTGAGGCTGCGCTGCCGTACGTACTGGCTGGCGACAAAGTGTACGAAGTTGACCCTTGGGGGCTTATCACGACGGAGAAAGGTGCACTGGTGCTGCCCAGTGGCAGGCGTATTCGCTACCCGGCGCTATCCGTAGAGAAGGTGGGCAAGCACAAAGAGTGGGAGTACGGTCAAGGCCGGCACCGCACCAAGATATATTCTGGAAAAATTGACGAGAACTGCGTTCAGGCATTGGCACGTGACATTATCGCGCAGAATGCGTACGACGTGTTCAAGGAGTTGAAGCTACGTCCGAGCTTGATGGTGCACGACGAGCTTGTTTACGTAGTCCCAGAGGAAGATGCGCAGCATGTACTGGACACTGTGCAGAGAATTATGCGGACTCCTCCCGTATGGTGGCCGGAGCTGATAACATGGTCAGAAGGTGACATCGCACAATCCTATGGGGAAGCTAAGTGAAAAATCTAACATGGTCGTACAGCAGTCTGAAGACTTTTGAGCAGTGCCCGAAGAAGTATTACCACCTCAAGGTTGCCAAAGACGTCAAGGACACCGGCAGTGCTGCGACGGTGTACGGCCAAGATGTGCACAAAGCTGCAGAAGACTTTATAGCTATAGGTACGCCGATACCTGCTAAGTTTAAGTTTGTAGCCCCAGCACTGGAAGCACTAAAACAAATCCCCGGCGAGAAGCATTGTGAGCTTAAGCTGGCGGTGGCGTACAACGATGCGGGGCATACGCCCACTAAGTTTTTTGCGAAGGACGTGTGGTGGCGGGGGGTTGCTGACCTGCTCATCATAGACGGCGACAAGGCGTTCATGGCTGACTACAAGACCAGTAAAAACGCCAAGTACGCTGACACTACGCAGCTAGACATAATGGCCGCGGCGGTGTTCACCCATTACCCAGAGGTGAAAGAAATAAAGTCCGCGCTCATATTCGTGGTGAGCAACGAGTTCGTTAAGAAAGTACATAGTAGCGAGCTGCACAAGTCCTACTACGCAGCGTTTGATGCCCCGCTTGAAAGACTGGCTGGTGCATATGAGAGTGACGTGTGGAACGCTGTGAGCGGCCCGCTGTGCGCATACTGCCCAGTAAAATCTTGTGTACATAATAGGAGATAAAAATGAGTGCTGTTAAACCGAACGAAACAGATTTCCGTGGGACTTACATTGATTCAGTAGAAGGCGGTGTGGACTGTGCTTACCCCAACTGTCGCAGTGGTAAAGTAGTCAAAGCGCAGGCATATGTCGTTTGGGATGTTAGTTTAGACTTAAACCTTATGTTCACCCGAGTAGCCCCCGTTATAAAACTTGCGATGCAAGAGCACTTGCACCCGCATGAGCTAGAAGATAAATATCTACCTTGGTCTTTTATTCTTCATCCAGAGTGCGCCGCCGAATGGGGGATGCAATTAATATCTGACGGGCTTAAAGCTAATTCTCAAGTTGGGCGTGTTCTCAGCCACAGAGGAGAAATAAAATGACTAAAGAACGAAACTACCGCTCCGAGTACGACAACTACCAAGGCACTGAGAAGCAAAAAAAGAACAGGGCCAAGCGCAACGCGGCTCGCAAAATGATGGCAGACGACGGTAAGGTTAGTAAGGGTGATGGCAAGCACGTCAACCACAAGACCCCGATGTCCAAGGGTGGCGGCAACAGTAAAAGCAACCTGTCTGTAAAAAACGCCAAGGACAATTTCTCTTACCCAAGAACGAAAACGGGTGCTATGAAGGACTGATCATGCAAATCATAAACGACACGGCGGTAGTGCTGCGTACGCGCAAACCACACCTACTGGCCGAAAAGTCTGCGACGTATAAAATTATAGAAGAAGTTGATGGGATGTACACGGTGGCGGTCAAGTGGACGCTGCGAGATGCGCAGATACTGGCTGGGTTGGGCATGAAAGATGTGCCGTCCACCATCGAGCGGGACTACCAGTGGACTGGTAAGTTCAAGCCGTTCGCGCACCAGAAAGAAACCTCCGGATTTTTGACGCTACACAAGAAGGCGTTCTGCTTTAACGAGCAGGGCACCGGCAAGACTGCATCCGTTATATGGGCCGCGGACTACTTGATGAAGGCGGGTCTGGTTAAGCGCGTATTGGTAGTGTGCCCACTGTCGATCATGAAGTCTGCGTGGCAGCAAGACTTGTTTACCTTTGCCATGCACCGGGGGTGCGCGGTTGCGCACGGTAGCGCCGAGCAACGCAGGAAGATAATTGCGGAAGGCACCGAGTTCGTCATCATAAACTTCGATGGTGTGGCCGTTGTTCATGAAGAAATCGCAAAGGCCGGCTTTGACATGATAGTAGCTGATGAAGCTAGCTACATAAAAAACGTACAGACCGACCGATGGAAAGTTATAAACTCGCTGGCCTCGGAAATGGACTGGGTGTGGTTGCTGACGGGCACTCCAGCTGCGCAGTCGCCCACCGACGCCTTCGGTCTGGCTAGGATCGTAAACCCAGATAATTCTCCAAAGTATTTCGGGCAGTTCCGCGACAAAGTGATGTACAAAGCCACGCAGTATATATGGCGACCGAACCGAGACGCAGACAAGATAGTGCACCAGCTACTGCAGCCGGCCATACGGTTCAAGAAAAGCCAGTGCTTGGACCTGCCCCCAGTGACCCACGTAGAACGGGAGGCTCCGCTTACCCCACAGCAGCAGAAGTACTACGACCTGCTCAAGAAGAAGATGATTATGGAAGCGGGTGGCGAGCAAGTAACCTCAGTCAACGCAGCCGTTAACATCAACAAGCTGCTGCAGATATCGGGCGGCGCCGTTTACACGGACAACAATGAGGTTGTGGAGTTTGACGTAAAGAATAGGCTGAACGTGGTGCTGGAGGTTATCGAGGAGTCGTCCCACAAGGTGCTTGTCTTCGTGCCTTTTACGCACACGATAGAGCTGTTGGAGACGTTCCTTACTAAGCACAAAATATCGTGCGGCGTTATATCTGGGCAAGTATCGGTAAACAAACGCAGTGAAATAATTCAGCGCTTCCAAAACGACCCAGACCCATACGTGCTGATCATACAGCCACAAGCTGCATCCCACGGGCTTACACTTACCGCGGCTAACACCATAATCTGGTACGCACCGGTGACAAGCGTAGAGACTTACCTGCAAGCAAACGCCCGCATAGACCGGCCGGGGCAGCACAACCCCATGACCATCGTGCACATAAAAGGCAGTGAGGTCGAGGCTAAGCTGTACTCCATGCTGCGTTACAACATAGACAACCACAAGAAAATAATCGAGCTGTACAACGAAATAAACACTTGACACTGTAAAGTATTTAGGTACACTAACTCTCCCGGAAACCCAAAAGGAGGATTACCGTGAGCGACCTGAATGCTGCAACACTGGCTAGTATTTATATAAAAATGCGTAATGAAATCAAGGCCCTCGACGACAAGGCAAAAGAAATAAAGGAGAAGCAGGACTTAATAGCTAACACGCTGCTTGAGCTGTGTAACGCGGAAGACGCAAACACTATATCAACCCCCGAAGGCACGATAAGCCGACGATTGCAGTCCAGCTACTGGACTAGCGACTGGGATAGTTTTTATCAGTTTGTGGGGGAACACGATGCGTACCATCTGCTTGAGAAGCGCATACACAACGGCAACATGAAAGAGTTTCTTTCGATGAACAAGGACTCCGTGCCCATGGGGCTGCAGTCCAAACAACACTACGTGATAAGCGTACGCAAACCAACCAGCAAAGTAGGAGATAGTGATGAGTAAAGACGTATCCATTTTTAACAACCAGTCACAAGTGATTGCCTCTACCGGTCGTAGGGCAAGTGCTCTCGGTCAACAACTGGCCTCGTCAGCTAAGGTGTTCACTCGCCGCATTCAGACCAGCAACAAGGGCATTTTCCGCAAGATCATCAACGGCGAGCAGGTGGGTGACCCGATCCGTGACTCGTTCAACGCAATCATCGTGGGTATGCTCACCGAAGTGAGCCGAGTGTACTACGAAGACAAGTACGACCCTAACAAGGAGGCCACTGCACCAAACTGCTGGTCTAATCAGGGCGACAAGCCCGAGGCAGACGTTAGCGACCCACAGCACTCCAACTGCGCTGACTGCCCGCAGAACATAAAGGGCTCCGGTGACAACGGCGGTAAAGCGTGTCGATACCAGCGCCGCGTTGCCATACTGCTTGAGGGTGACACCTCGGGAGACGTGTACCAGTTTAGTATCCCGGCAAAGTCTTTGTTTGGTAAAGGCTCTGGTAATGTGCATCCATTCGAGAGCTACTTCAAGTACCTCTTTATGAATCGTGAAGCGCCCGATACGGTGGTAACGACTATAAGCTACGACATTAACGCCGATGGTATGGAGTTGCTGTTCTCCCCTACCCGGCAGCTTACTGATGCCGAGCTTGATCTTGTTGAGTTTGCACAGGCTAACCCAGAAACACAGCGGTACACTCGCATCACGGTTGCTCAAGCTGACGGCGTAACAAAGCTGCCACCCAAGGTTGAGGCGAAGAAAGAAGCAGCGAAGCCCGCACCGAAGGTTACCCGCTCAGAAGAACCGGATGACGACGAGCCGATGCCCGAGCCTGTAAAGCGCACAAAGGCGCGTGAAGAGCCAGAAGCTGAAGCAGTCTCCGATAAACTGGCTTCCGTAATCAGCGAATGGGGCGGGGTCAGCTAATGAGCGTAGGATACTCATTGAGAATAGTTGAGCTCAATAGGTCCGCAGGCGAAGAACTACTAGGCGTAAAGTTGGGCAGGGTGTGCATACGTAACAATATGCCCGTTTCTGTGCTAGCTGCACGCCTAGGAGTCAGTCGGCAGACGGTGTACAACTGGTTTGTTGGCGCATCAAAACCCAGTCTAAACACAAAAATTAAAATAGAAGCCCTACTGACTACGCTGCGGTAACACCATGGAAAACTTTGACTTACTAGAGTACGTACAGCCACAAGAAGGCTGGTTCTGCATACTTGGGTTGGATTCCTCGGGCAGGCCGAACCAGACACTTGTTGCTACTAGGGAAGAAGTGGACGCTGTAGTCAAAAAGTTTGTCGCTAGAAAATTGGATGTGTATTTTGGTGTTGCTAAGTTTATAACCGATGAGAATAGGAAACAGGATAACGTCCTATCTTTAAAGGCGTTCTGGCTGGATATTGACTGCGGTCCGGCCAAGGCGGAGATAGACCCAAAGACCGGCAGACCTGCTGGGTACATCAGCCAAGCTGCTGGGGCCGATAAGCTCAAAGAGTTTTGCACCGCCGTTGGTCTACCAAGACCGACTATTGTGAACTCAGGGCGCGGTCTGCACGTGTACTGGACGCTTGACACCGTAATCAGTCCTACACAATGGAAGCCTGTGGCCGACAGGTTCAGGCAGTTGTGCGACGAGCATAAGTTCTACGTGGACTACAATGTCTTTGAAACGGCACGTGTGCTGCGAGTACCGGGTACACCCAACTTCAAGGACACTCCACCTAAGATCGTAACAGTACTCCACGTGGCCCCGGTCATGAGCTTCGATGCGTTCCGCAATATAGTGGGCGTCAGCGAGATTAAGCTCATGCCTTCCGCTAAACCAAAGAAACTGTCTGCGCTGGGTAAGGCGTTGATGGAGAACATGGGGAGTAACTTTGGCAAGATAATGTTACGAAGCGCAAAGGGGGATGGTTGTGCGCAGCTGCTAAGCTGCTATACAGAGCGAGAGGCGTTATCCGAACCGCGATGGTTCGACGCGTTATCGGTGGCTAAGTTTTGCTCTGACGCGGATGTAGCAATACACAGGTTGTCTTCGGACCACCCAGACTATGACCCCAGTGAAGTGGAAAAGAAGATATCGCACATCGTTGGACCCCACACTTGTGACGTGTTTGAGCGAAATAATGTGGGAGGTTGCGATGGATGCCCCTATAAAGGGAAGGTAAAGAGCCCAATATCGTTAGGCAGGGAGATACTCAGGCACGATGAGTCGGCCGGGGAAGAAGCAGCACTGCCAGCGGGAGACACCGCGTCCGAAGATACGGATGACGATGGCATCGACATAGACGGTAAAGAACGCTGCGCAGCGCCCTACTTCCGCGGTAAGAATGGAGGGATTTATGTGCAGCTGGACGACGATGACGAGCCTAGGCTGGTCTACGAGCATGACTTTTTTGTTGTAAAGCGAATGAGTGACCCCCTGCTGGGTGACGTGGCAGTGTTTAGATTGTACGCACCGAAGGACGGTAAGAAGACTTTTACCGTACCTAACGCCAAGATTTCGCAGGTGCTTGAGTTTAGGAGAGAGTTAGCTAAGCACGGGATTTTAGGTTCCGAAGCGCAGTTTAAATTAATCAACGCATATGTAATACACGCTCTGAAAGAGCTGCAATTTAAGAGGAAGGCAGAAGTTATGAGAAGACAATTTGGTTGGGCCGACGGGGACACTAAGTTTATCGTCGGGGAAAGAGAGATTACCAAGGACGGGGTGTATCACAGCCCACCGTCCTCAATCACCGAGTCGATTGCACCGTATCTACAAAGCGCCGGGGACTTAGAACTCTGGAAAGAAGTGTTCTCGCTGTACGGCAAGGAAGGCTTGGAGATTCAGGCGTTTGGTGCACTGACCGGTTTTGGCGCTCCACTGCTTAAGTTTACTGGGCAAAAAGGCGCGATCATCAACATGATCCACAGGTACGCCGGCACAGGCAAAACTACCATCTTGCGCATGGCAAACAGCGTATGTGGGCACCCCGAGGAGCTACTGGGTAACTCCGAAGACACAAAGGTTGCTCGTATAACAAAGGTAGGCATACTCAACAACATCATCAACACCGTGGACGAGATCACTAACTTGGATGCCAAGACGTTCTCTGATCTGGTGTACGCCTACTCGCAGGGTAAAGGTAAGGACAAGGGTGACCCGCACGAGAACAAGCTGCGCTTGAATAACACGACGTGGCGTACACCAACACTTACATCATCAAACGCATCATTCTACGACAAAATGGGTGCGCTTAAGACAACGGCTGACGGCGAGATAATGCGATTATTAGAGTTTAAAGTTGAGTACACCGGTACTGATGTTATAAGCACCGCGCACGGCAAAAAGATGTTTGACCACCAGCTTAACGAGAACTACGGCTTAGCTATTGTTCCGTACATTCAGTTCATTCTGTGCAATATGGACGAAGTTTTAGCGACGCTGCAGCGGGTGCAGGACAAGATAGACAGAGAGCTGAACCTAACATCACGCGAGCGCAACTGGTCGGCTATGGCCGCAGCTAACCTGACTGGTGGTCTTATTGCGGAGCGTGTCGGGCTGCTCGTGGGCTGGAACATGGCGCGGTTGTATAAAGTGGTCACGGACAAGCTGCAGGAAATGAGGGCATTAACAAAGGCTCCCGTGAACAACGTAAGCGCAGTGGTCGGGGACTATATATACCGGCACATAAACAACATCCTCGTCGTGGAAGAAGGCGCGGACAAGCGCACACACCTGCCGATGGCCCCGCTGGTTGAACCTAGAGGCGAGCTGTTGATACGGTACGAGCCTGACACCAAGCGCATGTTCATCGCTATCACTGCCTTCCGCAAGGACTGTGTTGACTACCAAGTGGACTACACTGAGACGGTCAAGGAACTTAAGGAGAAAGGTCTGCTCGTAGAAATAATGAACAAGCGGCTGTCTAAAGGCATGAGCGTGGCGTCAGCTGGCGTGCGCTGCTTAGTGTTAGACTGCAACAACTCAGAGTTTATTGATGTGGATAGCTTAGTAGCTGCAAAACCAGCAGAGACAACCGATGCAAGTGGAATCAGTAAAGTATGAAATAAACTGGCTGAACTTTAAGGTGGGGTCGTCGTTCTTTATACCCTGCCTTAATGCACGCAAGGCCAAGAAAAGGATAATGGACGATATCCGCCGTCTTCGCTATAAGGTCGTAACCAAAATAGTTATAGAAGACGGCGTGCGTGGCGTCCGGGTGTGGCGGGTCTAATTACTGCGCTTCTTCCGGTGGGTTAGTGACGGCTCTGGATGGCATAATTATCCTGTTCAAGTACGGAGCTACGGCGTCGCCTAGGTACAAGCCCTCATCCGTTATGCCGTCCCGTCGCAGCCTCTCTCCGAGTGAAGACATCAGATCATCCGTGGTTATGCCGTCAAAGAAGTTTTTGTAGTTGTACCTACGGACTTCCTGCAGTGCGTCGTCAAACTTGTTGCCGGCAACTATGGCTTGTCTGCTCTCCGGGCCGTACTCGTCAACAGCAGCATTTCTCTCTTTGAACGCTTTCTCGAAGCTGTCATACACCGCTACTTTTTCGGCTTTTATCTCGTCAATTAGCTTACGTGCAGCGAACGTCGATACTTGGCTTTCAGCTACTTCCGCAGAGCCAAAGCCCAAAGCCTGCCCCACTACCTTCCACCCGGTGTAGTACTCCTCTGGCTTAAGTACGTCCCCAGCGCGTGTCACGTTGCCGTCAGTAGCAAACCGCATAGCTTCCAGAGGCTCTCGTAGGAACGCAGGTGCCATCATCTCGAACCCCCTGAGTATCTCCCCCTCATTAACCATGGTTTCGTAACCCTTGAGGAAATTGCGAGCTAAACTGGCACTTGGTCCGAACATAGTGTCGAACGCTAAGTTGACTGCCGTGTCCTCTAAACTATTGTCCTGCCGGCCGTAGCTGTTGTAGATCAAACCATCCAGAGACATAGACGATTGCACGTTCCAGTCAGTGAGTGCAGATGGAACTCCCAGCTCAACGCCACGCTGCAGCTGCTGAGCTTGCTCCGGAGTAAGCCCCATAAAGTTAGCCAAGCTTGAGCCCGGGCCGAAGTACTTATCCAGCAGGTGATTCCTAAAGTACAGGTCTATGCTGCGCAGCCCCAGCGGGTTGCCAGCGTCATCTATGTCGTAGTACAGGTCAGCGTCTTCGTCGTCCAAATCGGGGCGTAGAGCCTCACGCAGCCCGTCAATCAACGCAACCATAGCGGTGTAGCCGAACATGCCAGTCACGCCGCCAAAAAACAGCCCCATGCCCATGGTGTCCCAGAACATAACCGCGGCTTCTTTCTTCTCTGCCTTGGTCAGCCCCGATGCAGCAAACGCTTTGTAGAAGTTAGTTACTATGTGGGCAAGCGCCTGCACGCGGTAAGTCATGAACTGATAGCCCATACGACCGTACCATGTCTTCGCAAACAAAGGTTTGTTAAGGGCACTATAGTCAAACATCAGGGTTTTGGTAAGCTCTATGGCTTGCTCCGTCGCTGCTTCAATTGCAGCATCTCCTTTTTTGCCCTGTGCTAATTGTTTTTCGTAGGCCAGCTCAAAGGCAGACATGAAGAACACTTCACGGGAAACGCGTTCCGCGTGGTGTATTGGAGCGGATACAAAGTTGAGACCGGCCTGTGCCCCCTTGCTTATTGAAGTCCCACCGCCAGCTTGGCGAAGCTCAGACTCCAGTGCATCCGCAGAGCCAGCAAGATCAGAGGCCCTAGTGTCAATGAACAAGTTGCGCACGTCCGCTACGTCGTACGCTTTTTGAAGCGCGTCTTTTATAGGGCTCTCGGTCACGTACTTGGAGTTACGCATCGCCGCTTCGCCCTTCTCATCGACCACATTACCGGCCTCGTCGAGCTCCGTACGGCTTAACGCCCTAGCAGTTAGGAAGTTACCCATATACTTGGCAGCCATAGCCGCCGACTTGCCCGCACCGAATTTAGCGTGCAGCCCACCAAACCCAAACATAATTAACTGCGTGGGCTGAATGATTGCTGATCGCATAGAAGTGAGCATAAACAGGAACGACGCTTTGGTGCCCAGCCGAGAAGCGGCATCTGCTTTCTCTTCCATAGAACCCATGCTCGGTGGACTAAGTGTTACGGTAGCGCGTTCCGCCAAAATATCTATAATTGCTGTTTTTTCCCTTATGTTTTTATCGGTAGCAGGGATACCCTTTAGCGACTCTTTACCCGCAGCTATTTCGTTGCGTATTTGGTTGCCGTACTTAAGCCTTGCCAGCTGATTAACGAGCGTTGATTGGTTAATCGCAAACGACCGAAGAGCATCCTCTTCAAAACCAAGCACGCCTTTGCGGTTGACCACAGACTTACGTGCAGCCCCGGATGGCAGTGTCTGCAGGTACAGTTGGTATATGCTGTCTTTTAGGTCTTGCGCAGCGTCAGGTACGCCGGACTTCACTTTGTCTATACGCGCAAATAAGTCTGTTACTCTGGTGCTATCGTTGAGCAGCAGATCGCGCATTGTCCCTGCTCTGTCTTCTTGATCCACTCGGGTTAGTAGATCAGTCGGGTACTGAAGCTCGTACTCGCGTATAAAGTCTTCGCGCTTACCATCAGTCTCAAACGACTTGTAAAACACACGCTTACCGGCAGAGTCCGTGACATTTAAGGCAAACCGGCCGGGGCGCGACAGGGGCGAGTACACTTTGAGTTTTAGCATCTCGGTGTAGTCCGCGACTATGTTAGCCATCAAAGCGCCTTTGTCCGACGAAGGGTCCGCCTCGGTGCCGGGTATCGCAGCATCTTTTCGTATGGTGTCTAGCAACAAAGTCACCGCTTCCTTTACATCTGCCCGGTACTTGTCCTGCACACGTGCGTAGAGGTCCAGTGCACCTTGCCCGTTAGGCGTAGCTTTTAACGCCGCAACGCGTTGAAATAACTCAGTTATGCTTTGGACCCTATCCGCTAATTCCTTTTTAGCTATGGTTAGCGCAGCTTTTTCTTCCCGGGTTCTGTTTTGCAATGGTATGCGGTCTATAGAACTGATGGTAAAACGAAGGTCACTTACTTCTGCGTCATTATCTATTGAGTTTTTCACGGACAAGAAAGTCTTGCTGTCCACGTCGTACACGACGATATTGAACAGCGTGCTGTCGTTAAACAAATCCGTAAGCGGTTTAGCGTTAGCTGGATTTTTAGCTATGTACGCTTCCCAGTCTTTTGCAATTCTTGAGGACGCGTCTATCCGCTGACTTCGGTACGAGACCAAGTCCTGCATCAGTTTAGCCAGCCTGTCCGCCATGCCTATCTGGTAATCTTTAGTGTTAGCCAGCGCCGTCAGCATGTTGGTGTCAAACGCCTGCAGCATAGCTCGGTACGCTCTTCCCGTTACGTACTTACCAAAGTAGCGCATCTGTTCAATGGCAGCTTTGGGATCGCGCAGCAGTTGATACAGCGACTTCTGCTTGCCCAACACGGCGTTGATGCGGTTCTGTACCGCCTTTGCTTGCTGCAGTGTACTGACCTGCCTACGCAGATTCTTTGCCTGTGCTATTTCACTGGCTTTGTACGGCGTACCGTTAAGAGTTTCCCAAGCTACTACGCCCGTCAAATCCAAAAGCTGCGTGAACGCGCTGTAGTCAGTGCTTGGCAACCCAATCATACGCGCAAGGTTTTTAGCCAAGTCGTTAAACGCGGAAACAACCCCCGCTATAAACCCCCTGCTGACCGGGGGCATTCCAAGCAACATGCGTTGTAGTGCGGGTGTAGTTATCCCGTAGCTTAAAAATTCTTTCAAATCCGTAAAGTTTTCTGTTCTTTCGGCCGCGGCGTCCAACTCTGGAGTGGTTCTTCCAGCTAGTTTTAGCTGCGCGTACCGGTTCCCCGCCGACACCATAAGTTCCAGTAGCGCTGCTATTGCTTCACGCGAGCCTTCTGGCACGGAGTTTTTGTCTACGAAATAGCTGTCCAGCATATCTACGGTTACAGCGTGAACCCCCTCGTGCAACGCAGTGCGTGTGTCGCCGCCTTCGGTCGAGTGCAGATAAATGGTGCCACTTTTCGGGTCATATAGACCGGCGGTAACAACTTTGTCGCCTTTTAAAAAAATACTTCGTATGTTTTCTGGCACCGTGCTGGGGTCTGTGAACACCACGACTTTAGTACCAAGCGCGTTAGTCATGCGCTTTAGAATAAGCGCTAACCTTTTTTCAAACGGTGTGGCGTCGTTTAGCTTAGATATTGCGACAAACAGGCCCGAGCCAGTAGTTTCTTTCTGCGCCTCTTCCGGTAACACCGTATTACTAATTAAAGTTTTATCTTTTTCAACAGCGTTTATTTTTTCACTGATTTCTTTTTGTAGTAGCTTTTCTTCCGCAGTATTAATTTCGGATTCAAGCTCGGCTTTAAGCTCAGCGTCGGTGACAGTGTCCGTTTCTGTTTGCGATTCGACGGTAGCTGGCTTCGCCCGCTCTGCACGTGTAGGTATAGCCGGCGCCCTACCAAACTGCTCCGCATCTATCCGCGCTTCAAGTGCAGCGGCGGCAAACTCAGCTTGAGGAATATTGGGGTCTTTTAGCGTTTCTCTGGCCGCGGCGTACGCTGCACTGCCACTTAGTTTTGGATTGTTGGCTATCTGCATTGCCTTGACCAAAAGTTCTTTACGCTTAGCTTTCAGCTTTTCCAACTCTTCTCTGGCAGCGTTAAACACGCCTTGCTTTTTATTTGCTGCCCGTTCGGCTTTGGCAGGCGACATCCCTGCAGCTATATTAGCTTCCACCTCTTGTGCGCGTGCCGCTTCTGGGTTGGCTGCGTACGCGTCAAACGCTTCGGGTGTTGTAAACACACCAGCGTACACCTTCTTACTTAGTATCTGTTGCGCACGGTCATACAAACTTTTTTTGAAGTACTTTGAAACTCTTTTGCTGCGCTGGCGTGCGGCGTCCCCCGCCCTACTAAGCTGCTTGACCTTTTCAACAACTTCTGGAGGTCTTTTTAAAGGGATGCGCCCACGGGTGGCTCCTGTAGGTGCTGCGGGTAGAGCAACGGTAAGCGATTCTACGCCGGGCATAGCGGCTACTTGCTCAAGCTCAGTTTCTTCAAGCAGCCCCATTTGGTTTATTGCATCTTCTTCCGCAACGGTTATGGCGGCTTGTTCTGTGACGGGCTCTACGGCCGGTGTCGGAGCTACTTGTTCTGTGACGGGCTCTACGGCCGGTGTCGGAGCTACTTGTTCTGTGACGGGCTCTACGGCCGGTGCGGCAGCGGCTTGTTCAGCTGCTACTCGTGCAGCAATACTTTCACCGGCGAGTCTTGCGGCTTCGGCTTCATCGGCTTCAAACTGAGCCTGTTCAGTGGCACGGGCAGTGGGGGCTTCTTGCTGCGCTCGTAACTGTGCGTTTAGAGCGTCCATCATTGCGCGGCCGTACGCCGCCCCAGCTTCTTGGCCGTACGTTTCAGCCAACTCTTGCCGCTTTTCGAGTACCGTATTTCTGTCTATTTCACCTTGCGAGTCGTTTTGTACTTCCGCAGCTATCACCGGTGCCCACTCACGCGCAGCAGGCGGCGCAGTGTCGTCGATGGTTAGGGGCGCAACAGCTTCTTCCGGTGCAGATGGGGGTATGTCTTCAAGAAACGCAGCCAACGCAGCTTCAGCGTCTGCTTGGCGTTGCTCCTCGGTAACCGCGGCAGGTTCTTCTTCAAGCCCCGCTTCAGCAGCTCTGGCAGCTCTAGCAGCTTGGCGCTCAGCAATCTCAGTATCCGCACGCTGCGCTTCAACCGCACCCACACCACCACCGAGTAGTGCACCGATACCACCTTCAAGTGCGGCGCTACCAACAACGCCACGCATCAACGGCGTAGCCATTCCTTCGCGGTTTAACGCTAAGTTCTGAGCAAACTGTTCCTGTCCGGCCTGCGCCGCTTCGGGCACTGCTTCGGACGCTGCGGTTCTGCCTAGGTTGCTAAGCACTCCGCGCTCCAGTGTTTCTTGCGTAGCAGCTTCCGTTACTGCAGTTCTAGCTACGGCCGGGGAAACGCCTTCCTGTATTAACCTGTCCCCAAGTTTTTTCTGGATAAGCGCTGGCTGCACACCAAACCTAGTAGCGGCGTACCCAAGCACTCCGCCCAGTGCAATCATGTCCAAGTTGTCGCCTGTGTAAGCCTGCGCTTCTTCAGCAGCCTGCCTAGCTTCTTCCGGACTCTTACCTTGCTCAACCAAAGCTTCGTTAACGGCGTCGAATACCGCGCTCTTCACCAGACCCACGCCTGAAGCTGCGCCATACCCAATAAGCCCCGGTATACCAGCTGCAACGCCAGCAACAACGCCCGGTACTATAGTTCCAGCACCTTGGGACAGGAAGTCTATCGGTGACACCATGAACGCTCTGGCAGCGGCACGTAGCTGCGGACCTACACCCATGTCCTCGGCTTCGGACATAATGCGAGCAACTTCTTGCTGGTCTGCCTTAGCCTGCGCAGATAAAAGGCTTTGTAAGTACCCTTCAACGCCACGTATGGACTCAGATACAGGGTTAGTAGCCCCGGCTATGTCCGTCAGCATTCGCGTGCCCGTCGCTATACCACTGAGCAAGTTTATCGGTACGTCTGCTATTTCTCGGAATATATTGGACTCAACTTCTTGTGGTTGAGCTTGTGCAACGGGTGCGGTGGCAGCGGGGGCGTACTCAGAGAACAGCGCCTCAAGCTCTTGCTCAGTGGGAGGAGAGTCACCACTAAGTTTTAACTTAACCCCCGTAGTTGGGTCGGTAACTAGATATTCCGGCATTAGTTAATTCGCTCTACTGCAAATCTACCCGTGGTACTGGAGTTCCCGGTCGGTGTAGCCGTTCCTTGGTTTATACCGTACAGCGCCTCTATCCTTCTTCTCTCAGCTGCCATATCTGCATCTCTTTCCCTGATTGGAACACCTTTAAGCGCCTGAGCTTTTGCATACTCAAGCATGTAATTTTCTACTGCTTGAATTTTACTAAAGTCGCTTTCAGCTCCCTGAAGCCCAAGTCTACCGCTGGCAATCGACTGTTCATAGGCGTAGAACCCCTGCAACCCAATTAGTTTAGCCTCGGCGTCAGTAATCTCCGGGTTATCTCTCTTGGCTTTTTCAGTCAATATGCTGGTCACTTGAGTGAACTGCGACTCTTGTCCTCGGTCACTGGCGTTTATCCTAGCAGCTTCCAACTGGGCGTCTATATTTTCTAGGCTTATGCCTCTACCAGTAGCGGCGTCAAATGCACCGGCTTCACTTTCTAACAACTGCGCTATGTTACCGCCCAGTGTGTCCCTTCGCCCCTCAACAGCGGAGCGTGCTGTGTTTTCCGCCTCAAACTGACTAAGCCCCATAGCACGAAGCTCAGCAATCATCCTATCCATCTCAGCAACGGAGCGTTCGCTTTCAGCCGCTTGCTCTGCGTATATGCGCTCATCTTCTGCACCGGCACCGGCACTAAATCCACCCAAACCCCGCTCAGCTAAACCCGCCAAACCTGCTCGTAGGGCACGACGGCGCTGCGCTTCTGGGGAGAACCTAGTTTCAGCCAGCTCTCTACGGCTTCTTTCAGCCTCTGCCCGCTGCGCAACAAGATCGTCAGCCCCAGTAAGTTCTTTGAGCCTAGCTGCTCGCCTAGTCGCCGCTGCATCCGGGTCCAAAGCAGCCATTTCTTCCTCTTGTTGTCTTCTAAAACTACGAGCTTCTGCCTCAAACGGGTTATTTTCTATTCGTTCGGCAAGCGCTCTTCGTCTTGCTGCAGACTCAGCTGCCGCAACTTGTTCGGGTGATACAGCTTGAGGTGATGTATTTTGCGCAGGCTGTTGCGCGTAACGCTGCAACGTGGGTCTACCGCTAGCGTCGTATACTACCTGTTCTTCTGTATCTTGTTGTGCGGTAGCTTGATTGCTCAAAACATTAACTTTAGGCTCTACGTCCATAAGCTCAAGCGGTAAAGCTGCTACGGCGGGATCGCTTTGTGGCTGTAAGCTAACGGGCCTTTCAGGGGGTACTTCTCCTGCGGCAATTGCTCTGTTCACTGCTTGTATGTAAGCAATTTCTTCCGCTTCTCTATCCCTTAATGCACGCCGCTCCGCGACTCTTTGCGTCATGTCAGAAACCATAGACCCAAAGTTGTCGCCTTCAACACCGCCTCCTTGATCGAACGAAACAATACCGCCACCGGCCATACCAGCCATGTTCGGTGCAGAGAGCTGAGGTAACCCGCCACTCATCGCTTGCTGCATCTGTTGGGCCTGCATGTTGCCGCCTTGGCGTTGGATGCCCGGGGACAGTCGTGAGGCAAGTCCTGCAATACCCTGCTCGGCTGCAAGTTTAGTGCGCTCAGCAACGGTAGGGGGCATAGGCTGAGGCTGCGCCGCGGCCATCATCTGGTCAGCAGCTTGCATCGCTTGCAGTGCATCTTTGTACTTCAACATTGCCAACGTGCGCGGGTCGAGTATCTGCTTCTCTGCATCCGACGAAACAACGTCAACAGCGGCGTTAAGCCGTGGGTTATTCATTTGCGGAGCCTGCTGCGCACCTTGCGGCATCAGCGCACCTAGACCTTGAGGTTGCATCATTTGTAGCTCCTGTTAATTTTATTACGGCCCTATACCGGCTAGTTTGTCCCGTTCCTGCTTCTGGCGAGCTGCTTCTAGTATTAACGCCTGTTGCGCATTAGCCTTTTGATTAGCCCCAGCCGTGTTAGTGTTTGAAGGGAACAGCCGACCCAACATGTCGTATATGTCGTTAGCACCGCCGGCAATATCCTGCAGGGGGCTTGTGCTGGTGTAGTTGTACGCCTGTGTTTCCAACGGGAGCCCTTGTAATAGCGACTGCATGAACTGCAACTGACGCTGTGGGTAGTCCCGCTCAAACTCAAACTGCGCCAAGTCCGCACCTATACCCTGCTGCTCAATACCACGCTGCTCGGCGCCACCGGCTCGCTGCGCCCCTAAGACATCAAGACCTAACCGGCTGGCTTGCTGCGCCGCCGCCATTTGACGGGCCTGTTCAGTATTAAACTGCCCTTGAGCTTGGGTAAACGCTTCGTTGTACCCGCGACCGGTAATATCGGCCATACGATCCAACAACCCACGCTGCAACTCAGCTTCAGCTACACCCTGACGTGATCCACCGTATGCACCGGCTTTACCGTACTGGCTCTGCAGTGCTTGCTGTTGCATCTCGCTTTGTCTGCGTGCAGCCGCATACTGCGGGTCTAAGACCGACTGCAAATACGGAGTCATGTACTGCTGAACCACATTACCAGAAGCGGGTGTAGTGACACCGGGAATCCCAGCAGCTGCTTGAGTCGCAGTGGGTGGAGTGTACGCCGCACCGGTAAACGACATCGGGTTATACGCCATTGTGGAGGCATTAGGAACTTGCAACGCCCCCAGCCCCTGAAATGCCTGCGTTTGCAACGCAGATGGGCCGGCGCTTAAAGGTCCTTCATAGGCTGTGTACGGCAGGTTTGATGCCGCTGCGCCTCGACCCAACATCTGGGTAACATAGGGCCCTGCAAAACTGGATAGGGAGGACTCTTCAGCTCTCATATTAACCTCACACCGGTATAAACTTGTTAGGGGCTATCTTACGCCCTTGCTCCTGACGCCCAGTACGCGCTTGTCGCACCCGGTCCATCATGGAGTACAGTTGTTTAGCGCCGGCGTCAGAGTTACCGTTGCCCAAGTGACTAACCACGTCAGCAGGCACTACGAACTCCCCGTCGGATAATGCAGCTTGTTGCGTACCGTCAATAGTAGCAGGTATCTGGTCTGCCATGCCATCAGTAGCACCGCCTAGGTAGTACCCACGGGACTGCGGTGCTGCAACGTTACCGCCTCTGGCGTAACCAAAACCTTTGTAATCCGCTTCCACCATTTTTGGATCATACCCTGTAACTCTAGCAACCTGCGCTGGGCTAACTCCGTACTTTTTCATGGCAGCGGCTATAGTGCGGTGTGCATCCACCCCCGCTCCACCGTACTGGTCGTACGTACTTTTGATAAAGTTCAAAACGTCGGTATCACTAAACTTACCAAAAGCTGTGTAGTCCGCAAGAATTTCTTCCGGCTTGAAACCTGTTATTTTGGACACTTGCGCCACCGGTATGCCCTTTTCTGCTATATCGTTAGCAATTGCCCTGTGCGCCGCTACTCTATCTCCCCCAGCTTGCTGAACCCTAAAGTCTATTAACTCCTTAACCGACGCGTCCGTGTAGTTTTTAACTGGAGCCGCTGTGTTTATCTTAAAATCTGTAGTAGTAGTAGTTACTTTATTCGCAGCGTCATCACCAACGACATCACCCGCGTCATCACCAACGACATCACCCGCGTCATCACCCGCCGAGCTAATCCCCGTTCCGCTAAATAAATTACCAAATAGGTACTGAACTACTTCTTTAGGTAACGAATTAATAATGCCCTGCGCTTTGGCTAGTCGCTGCTCTTGAGTTTCTGGGGTTTCTGGGGTTTCTGGGGTTTTAGTAGTCACTGGGACGTTGACTGGGCTGATTCTTTCAGCGGCCATTGTTTCGCCCGTTGGGGTGTAGGTTGTATTCGTAAAGTATTGTCGTCCCGCACTGCCCGGTATACGCGGCTCTCCCGTAGGCATAGTGGTAGAAAAGGCATTTGGTACAAGGGTTCTGTTGATGCCAAACTCAGGGATACCGCCCGTGTAGCCCGTGACGCGCTCCGCACCGCTACCGGCACCTATAAACTCTCCCACTTTACTATCCGGTTTTACGGCACCATATACAAGAGCGCCAAGGCCCGCGGTGGAGGCAACTTTGCTAAGGTCCAAATTACCACCGGGCATAAAGTAGTCGCTTACAGCTTTTCTAATGGACATGGCGGGTTACCCCCTCAACAATTTAATAAGTTCGTCAGTGGCATTATACCGATTTACGCTGCCACCACCATATAACTCGGTCTCTTCGGCGCCCGCGTCCCTTTCAGCCAATATACGCATAATGTTATCTATCAGCGACGCGTTCAAATCGTACGGTGTGCCTATGTCCGCAAGACCTGCCTGCTCCGTGCTGACTGAGTACATGTCTTGTGTACTCTGAGGTTGCTGTATTGGCGTAGCGGGACTCCCGGGGCTACCGGGGCTACCGGAGCTACCGAGGTCGGGCGCAGGAGACGTTCTTAGCGGCGGACCATCCGGGCTTACCCGCTTTGCTACTTTAACTTCTTCCAAGGCCGCCGGCGTTTTTGCTACTTTAACTTCTTCCAAGGCCGGCGGCGTCTTTGCTACAGTATCTTTGTTAATTACCGTCTTAGTTTTATCGGCTTCTGTTTGTGCTACAGTACCTGTGTTAACCACCGTCTTAGTTTTATCGGCTTCTGTTTTTACTTCGGCGCCAGTGATTGTGTCGTTGCCTACGGCGCCAGTGATTGTGTCGTTGCCTACGGCGCCAGTGATTGTGTCGTTTTTGACTGTAGCGGCTCTATTAACGTCCTCTTGCGTTTTGTACCTTTCATCCAGTTCCGCAACGTTTTGATTAACCCCAAGAACAACTTTGGTCGTAGCATCTATAAGTCCTTGAACGTCGCCCTGAATCGCTGCCGAAATTGCACCGGCGTTAGTCCCGGTAGCCTTACCTATTTCTTCAAGAATTACAACTTTAATGATTTCCCTAAGATTGGGGTCGGATTGGCCGGGGGAGCTCCGGGAAAATACTTTTTGCAGTACGCCGTCTATAAACGGATTGCCGGTGTACACGCCTACGGGAGCGCCACTGGTTGGCATACTACCTACGATTGTTGGGGTAGCGCTACCCGTGGGCTTTCCAATGACGATGGTGCCGGATTGGTTTGTTGGGTTTAACACAACAAGTGAAGGAAGCGGCGCGTTAATGAGTTCAAACAGAGCATTTGTGCCCCTACCAATCACGTTACCTATGCCGCCAATAATATTACCTGCGCCGGTAACGGCACCCTGTATCGGGGCGGGCAACAAATCAAATAGGCTACCCGTAGCCGCACCGGGAAGCGCAACTGTACTTGGTCCAGTGGCCGTGGTTGGCGCTGCCGCACCGGGTGTAGCTGCCTGTGCCATCGAAGTAATGTATTGGTTCCCCCCCGGAGGTGTAGTGACAGCGGGTGTGGTTCTGTCTATCGGTGCCTTCCCGCCAGAGTCCCCGGGTATGTTAATGGTGGGTTGACCTATAAAAACAGGGGTGGGTGGCGCCAAAAAAGACTCAGGGGATGGCGCCCCAGCGGGTACCGAAACCCCATACCGCGACATAAGCTCGTCAAAAGCGGTCTTTCTCTGTGTGAGCGACGTAGTTTCAGGATTGTAAGTCGCGTTTACGTAGCCAATAACATCCTCAAACGTTGGGGCTCTTCCCAGCAACTCTGTTAAGTTAGGGTCGTAAAGCCCTACTCCTCCGCCGACTGGGCTAACATTTGTAGAACCTATGTCGCCTAAAAGCTCTTGAATAAAATCAGTGGGGCTGTAGCCGCCTAAGCGTTGACCAATGACTGTGGTTGACCCTATACCAAAATAAGGATCGACGTCCCCGCCAGCGTCAAAGTGAATTTTCCCATCTTCATCAATTCTCATAACTCACCTCAAGGAAGCACGGGTAGAATGGCAGGTAGCGCGGAAACAAAGCTCACGGCTACGACAGCTGAGGCTATCCCCGGGTGCGGAGATGTTGGTGCAACCGTATCGAGCTGCAACGCAGTGCTGTCTGCGGCGATCATTATCTGAATATACTGCTTTGCCTGCAAATCAATGTTAAAGCTCCAGTTAATCTCAAGCTCCTTACCGGAACCCGATATGCTGTACTCCCGCGTCGAATACCCAACGTTAGTGCCGTTTCGCCTGAGCCACACAAAAACAACCTTGCTACTGCCCGACGTGCTGCGTAGCTGCCCAGTAAACTGGAAGTTGTAGATACCTGAGTTAGCCACCGTGATCTCGGAGGTAGTAACGCCGTTTATACTCACCCCAGCGTTAAGGTACGTCTGGTTAAAGCGCACCGGCTGCGCGGTGTTAATTACAGCAATTGCCTGATCTCCGGTATCAAAGAACAACCCGTTCGGGCTACTTATAAACACGCCGCCGTTGTCGCCGGTGAGCAGGTTCAACGTGTTAGCTATCTGATTAAAGAACAAACGCAGGATGTTGTTAAGGTCATCCAAGTACACGCGTATCGGGTTCTGCTGCGGAGCTACGGGCAGGGCAGGCGGCTGAACTTTCTTTATCTTGTTTGTGTTAGACATATTAACGTCTGCCGTCAGGGCGGATATCTAGTCTGGGTTTACCTAGTTTCCACGTCACTCCAAGGCCAGTAGACTCAATCTTTACCGCTATCTGCCGGCCACGTATGCGCACGAACACCTGCCCAGTAAACTCTTCAATCGGCACTGTGGTGATCCGCGTTATTGTAGTGGTGCTGTTACCACCAACGGACAGGGGGTTGTAGTAGCCTGAGCCAGAGTTCTGCAGAGGCAGTATTGTCATCGTAGCCGACGGCGCGTCCGCGGTAGACCCCACAAAGGTCATGTCCGGCAGAATGCGGTTAATCATCATAAACCGGTCGCCCTCGTCGATATCAAACTCGCCCGAAGTAATCGTCGCTATAATCGGATTTGCGGTACCCAGCTCGTTGCAGTCAACGCCAAACTCTTGGGAAACTAGGTTGTTACTGTAAGTAGCCGCAATCGGGTTGTCTCTGAGGTCAGCATCTATCCACGCTGAACGACTCAGGTTGCCGTAGAACCAGATGTTCTCAACGTAGTTGTACACCACATACCGGTTGTTCTGCGTGGAGCCGGCAGAAGGGTAGAACCACCACACCTCATCAAACTGCTCGTTGGTACCGCATATCACCTGATTGAACTGATTTTTGTTAATGTCGTTGAACACGTAGCTACGCAGTGTGCAGGGGAGCGTCTTAACCGTACCGTCGTAGTAGTAAAACTTGTCTATGCCCATCCAGTACGCAACGTTGTTTGCGTAGATGGTACCGTTCGGGCTGACCACGGTTATGTTAGAACCAAGCAGCTGCGCACCCCACACTTCCGGAGCACCTAGATACTGCAGACCGTACACGGCCGAGTCAGTCCACACCAACACTTCTTGACGCGCTTGGCGTACAGCAACTATCTCGGTGCCTTGGGACAGACGTAGGCTACCGGCTTGATTAAGTGCCGTCGGTGTCCAGTTAGCTACGTCCTCTTGGTCAGACCAGCGGATCAACATGGGGTCCAGCGGGGCGGCGCCCAGCTCGTTGGCTCCGAAACAGAACGCAAACCGGAAGATGTCAGATACAAACGCAATGTTGGCGATCACCGGCACATTGGACGCTCCGCCCAGTGACGATACGTACACCGCTCTCGTAGTAACTCCAGTCGAAGCATCCCAGTAAAACGGAGCGCTGCCACGGTACGTAAAGAACAAGTCCTCACCGAAGTTAGACTGACTCCATATCCGCATCGGGGCTAGTGTTACCCCGCCAAAGCCCCACGTACCAAAACCCCAGCGACCTGCACTCCACCCGGTAAAGGGCACTTCAATCTCGTTGCCTATAGGTATCTGGTAAGCCCCAACGACGGACGCTCCACCGTCTCCGGAATCCGAAGAATTTGCCGTGGCTGTAGCTACAAATGTGTAGTTGTCGTCGTCGATGATGGAGGCAATGACGTACTCTCGGTTTAGCACCGTAGCCGTAATGTTACCGCCCAGACTTACCGCACCCGAGAACGTAACAAAGTCGCCCTGCTGTGCGCCGTGATCCACATCGGTAGCCGTGATAACAGCGGAACCAGTAGTTGCATCAAACTCTACATCCCCAGCAGCTGTGGTTAAGCGAATGGGGGTAACGTCAAAGTACTGCCCACCACGCTCAATGTAGTATTTGAGGTTAGTGCCGACCGCTAACAGGTTCTGCCCAGAGAGCGTAGCCCAGTTAGTTAATGATCTAGCGACACCCAAATACGTATTTGCAGAAAGCCGCTGCCACCCACCTATTTTCTCGGGCAGGCCGAAACGGAAACGGACTTTATCCGTCTCGAACCATGTACCCTCCGCAGCGTACCGCGTACTTTCTCGGTTAACGCCGGGTTTTAAGGTGAGTGACTTAAGCATTATCTGCCACGTGGTGCAGATTTACCGCCCGCAGCACCGCCTTTCTTAGTAGCACCACCAGCTGCATAGCCTTTCTTAGCCATACCACCAGCTGCCATCTTGCCTTTGCCATCCGCAGCAAACGCCGGGACTTTCTTACCGTCCTTTTCAACCATCTTCATTGCGCCGCCTGCTGCCATACCCTTAGCTTTCATCATTTTCTTCGCTCTCCGCATACAGATTGTTAAAAGTTACATTGGGGTCCAGATACGAATCGTCTTGCTCTGCGCAGTGTATCCACTGACTCGGTTTAAAGTCCGGTGCGCCTTCACCTGTTACCCAGTAAGCTGGGCTAGTGACACGGACTCTGTTGTTCGGTAAGGCTACAATATTTCCTGTCCACTTGCCAGCATCCGTCAGGATGAGGACGTGTGTCTGCTTGTGCTGTGCAGGGTCCTCGGAGACCTCGCTCTCGGCGTAGTCAACCGTAAACAAATAGCGACCCTTGAAGAACTCGTTGTTGATCTTGCACATCCACTGGGACGGTTTAGCCCTGTCAATGGAGATAATGCTGTGGTGGTAAGAACTACAATCCCACGGCTGCACAAAGTGCGTTTCCATCCTTTCCGGCCACTCTTCCAGTGGTATGTCGCCAACCAAGGCTGTGATGGGCATACGTGCCCACATCGCCCCGCCGTGTACGTTAGGCTGGCTACCATCGTCTGCTTCGCACCCGGTGAAGATCAACTGAAAAGACAGACACCTGTCGGGCATGGTGGTAACAGCAACTGCCAGCGCATGGACGTACTCGCCGTGGTAGTTTTGATGACCGTTAGTGAACTCTTTGCGCACCCAGCACTTGAAGTACGGGATGTTGCTTATAAGATACATTTAACCCCCAGACAAAAATAAAGCTCGTTCGGCCTCTCTACGTCTGACTAGACCGTTCAGCACTTTGCCGCCGGCCTTGTTCCATTTGAGGAACTCTTCTGCTGCGCCATCGTAGTCGCCACGATTGTACTTCATTCTTAGGGT